AGATTAAGAAACAAATCGAACTAAAAACTAAAATAAAAGACCCTTCCGTAAGGAGTTTGACATTTATAGTGTTTTTTTTTTCGATATAGATATAATTTTGTATACCTTCACTTTCAAGAATGAATATAGCACCGAGTATAGTTATAAATAACCCAACAATAAAAGGGCTCAAAAATAGTGTAGCACTGAGGAAATTAAATTCGTCGAGGTTTACTCCTTTTAGTATTTTATATGCAGTGTCAAATATAGGAAGAGGTTGTTGGTTTCCGTTCGCATCTTTGTAGGTATATCTATCTAATATATAAAATAAATAACCAAAAAAAAGTATAATACCAAATACAATAAGAATAATACCTTCAATAAACATTTCTTCTATATTAATTGCCATAATATTGGATGTAGGGGTTGGCGTAGGTGTAGGTATCGCAGAATTCATTAATATATAAAAATAATATATTACAAACAAATTCTATTTTAAATGTCTAACTACTAATAGAATATTTTATTTCGATAATTCCAGAGAATAATAAAACTACAGATATGATATAAAATACAAAAGCCACAAATAAATCAATACCCTTCTTCTCCAACATTGCTTTACTAATTTTGTAAAATCTATTAAAAAAAAATAAACAGATTAAGAAACAAATCGAACTAAAAACTAAAATAAAAGACCCTTCCGTAAGGAGTTTGACATCTATAGTGTTTTTTTTTTCGATATAGATATAATTTTGTATACCTTTACTTTCAAGAATGAATATAGCACCGAGTATAGTTATAAATAACCCAACAATAAAAGGGCTCAAAAATAGTGTAGCACTGAGTAAATTAAATTGGTTGAGGTTTACTCCTCTTAGTATACGATATGCAGTGTAAAATATAGGAACAGGTTGGTTTCCGTTCTCATCCTTGTAGTAATATACATCTAATATATAAAGTAAATAACCAAAAAAAAGTAGAATACCAAATACAATAAGAATAATACCTTCAATAAACATTTCTTCTATATCAATTGCCATAATATTGTATGTAGGGGTTGGCGTAGGTGTAACAGAATTCATAATATATTATGATTTTAATATATTATTAATATATTATTAATATTTTGTAAATATATCTATTAGGTATATTCACCAGAAATTATATATCTAATTCCATAATTGTACAAAGTAGCAATAAGTGCAAATGCAAATATATATAGAACACCATCAGCTGTACTGAATGCATTAATAACAGGAATTTCACGTGAAAGATAATAAATAACATAAAGCAGAACTATTAATAACGTTCCAAAAAATATAAATATTAAACCATACACAATATCATTTTTATAAACTGAATTTTGTGGAACATAGAAAATCAAATTTACATTTTTAGATGCTAATATTAAAAAAACGCCGGAAAGGACTATAGCTAAACAATATATTAAAGATAATATAGCATAATTAGTAAGCTTAGTATTTTCTTCGGGCGTATCTTTATTATATTCAAAAAAATTTAATTCTAAAATAAATAAAGCAATAAAAGACAATAGACCAATTACAACCATAACAATACCGACTACAAAATCTTCTTCAATAAATGATGAATTTGAATTATTAGTAGGAGTTTGTGTAAATGTAATTGCAAGTGTAGGAGTTGGGGTAGGTGTAACAGAATTCATAATATATTATGATTTTAATATATTATTAATATATTATTAATATTTTGTAAATATATCTATTAAGATTCACCATAAATTATATATTTAATTCCAATAGTATACAAAGTAGCAGTAATTCCAAATGCAAATATATATAGAAAACCGTCAGTTAAATATATTCCATAATGATACGGTGAAAAAAAATAACCAAGAACAAGCAGAAGTATTAATAAAGTGCCTAAAACTAGTAATGTGACACCATCCTCAATATCATATTTATTAACTGAATTTTGTTGAAGTTTGAAATATTTATTTTTATTTTTAGATTCTAAGATTAAAAAACTACCGGAAATGATTATAACTAAAGAATATAAAATAGTTGTAAAAAGATAGTCGACATTTACCGTTGGATTTATTCTATCAAGAATAACTAAAAAAATAAAACTCAATATACCAATTATAACCATAATAATACCGACTGCAAAATCAGCTTCAAGCAATGATGAATTTAAATTATTAGTAGGTGTTTGAGTAGGAGTAGGAGTAGGAGTAGGAGTAGGAGTAGGAGTAGGATTAGGATTAGGATTAGGAGTAGGAGTAGGAGTAGGAGTAGGAGTAGGATTAGGATTATGATTAGGAGTATGATTAACAGATTTCATAATATATTATGATTTTAATATATTATTTATATTTTGTAAATATATCTATTAAGATTCACCAGAAAGTATATATTTAATTCCATTAACCATCAAAGTAGCAAGAAATCCAAGCACAATTGAATATGCAAAATAACCAATATTATAAGTTTTTCCGTGTGAAAAATAAGCAGCTACAACAAGTAGTATTAATATTAACACGGTTAAAACTATATATATGAGACCATACAAAATATCAATTGGACTAACTGAATTTTGTTTCACGACAACATAACGATTTTTATTTTTAGATGTTAATATTAAAAAAACACCGGAAATGATGATAACTAGAGAATATAAAAGACAAGTTCTAATATAATTGTCGTTTGAAGTGTCTTTTGGATGATCTCTTTTATTAATATAATTTCCCATAATAAATATAATAAATATCAATATACCAAGTATAACCATAATGATACCGACTGCAAAATCAGCTTCAAGCAATGATGAATTAAAATAAGTAGGTGATTGACTAGTTATAGGAGTAGGAGTAGGAGTAGGAGTAGGAGTAACAGAATTCATAATATATTATGATTTTAATATATTATGATTTTAATATATTATTTATATTTTGTAAATACATCTATTAAGATTCACCAGAAAATATATATTTAATTCCATTAATCATCAAAGTAGCAATAAATCCAAGTACAATTGAATATGCAGAATAAAACAAAATCGATAAGTTTCCTTTTGTATAATAACTCATAACAAAAAGCAAAAATAATAATAAAGCGGTTAAAACTATATATGTGACACCATATTCAATATCAATTGGACTAACTGAATTTTGTTGAATTTTGATATATATATTTATATTTTTAGATGTTAATATTAAAAAAACACCGGAAATGATTATAACTAGAGAAAGTAAAATAAGTATTAAAGAATATTTGTTATATACATTGTTTCTAAAATTTTTATAATCAAAATAAACTACAAAAATAAAACACAATGCACCAAGTATAACCATAATAATACCGACTGCAAAATCAGCTTCAAGCAATGATGGATTTAAATTATTAGTAGGTGTTTGACTAGTTATAGGAGTAGGAGTAGGAGTAGGAGTAGGAGCAACAGAATTCATAATATATTATGATTTTAATATATTATTAATATTTTATAAATATATCTATTAAGATTCACCAGAAATTATATATTTAATTCCAGTAACAAACAAAGTAGCAATATATCCAAATACAATAAAATATAGAGAATAACCAATAATCGATATTTTTCCGTGTGAAAAATAATCAACAACAACAAGCAGTATTATTAATAATGAGCCTAAAACTATATATGTGACACCATATTCAATATCATATTTATTAACTGAATTTTGTTGAATTTTGATATATTTATTTATATTTTTAGATGTTAAGATTAAAAAAACGCCTGAAGCTATTAAAACTAGAGTATATAATATTAATGATATAACATACGGGTTAGTTATCGACTCTTTACTATTAATAACTGCCAAAATAACCACAAAAATAAAACACAATGCACCAAGTATAACCATAATAATACCGACTGCAAAATCAGCTTCAAGCAATGATGGATTTAAATTATTAGTATGTGTTTGACTAGTTATAGGAGTAGGAGTAGGAGTAGGAGCAACAGAATTCATAATATATTATTATTTTAATATATTATTTATATTTTGTAAATATATCTATGAAAAAAATTCACCAGAAATTAAATATTCAAATCCAGTAACAAACAAAGTAGCAACAAATCCCAAATCAGTTATTAAAAAAAGATAACTAATTAAAGGACCATTTTTATAATATGAAATAATAGAAATTATTATTAATAATGCACAGCCTAAAGATATTAATACGATACCATACTTTATATCAGCTTCATTAACTGAATTTTGTGGAAAATCGACATAACGATGTTTATTTTGAGATGTTAAGATTAAAAAAATACCGGATATGATAAAAAGTACGGTATATAAAACATTTAAATAAGCTTTCTTTATATAATTTTCATCGCTATTTTTAGACCCTGGGTTAACGTCCTTATTCGCATATATGTCTATAACTTGAATAATAAAACACACTGTACCAATTATAACCAGAATGATACCGACTGCAAAATCAGCTTCAATCAATGATGAATTTAAATTATTATGTGTTTGAGTAGGACTAGGAGTAGGACTAGGAGTAGGAGTAGGAGTAACAGAATTCATAATATATTATGATTTTAATATATTATGATTTTAATATATTATTCATATTTAGTAAATATATCTATGTCAAACCAGAAATTAAATATTCAAATCCATTAGTTATCAAAGTAGCAACAAATCCAACTACAATAAAAAATAGAGAATAACCAACCCCATTTAATCTTTCTTCATAACGATAAATAAAAGAAAGAAATAATGAAAGCAATAATAATATTATCACGCTGATACATAAATATGCGATACCATACCCAATATCAATTTTATTAACTGAATCTTGTTGAACTTTGAAATATTTATTTTTATTTTTAGATGTAATGATTAAAAAGACACCAGAAATAATTATAGCTAGAGAAAAAAAAATAATTGATAAAACTAATTCTTTAGTCCCGTCATTTGAGGAGACCCTCATACTAAAAATTACTAAATAAACAGTAATAACAAAAAGCAATACACCAATTATAAACATAATAATACCAATTACAAAATCGGCCTCAAGCAATGATGAATTTAAATTATTAATAGGTGTTTGAGTAGGTGTAGGAGTGGCACTAGGTGTAGGAGTGGCACTAGGTGTAGGAGTGGCACTAGGTGTAGGAGTAGGAGTAGGTGTAGGAGTAGGTGTAACAGAATTCATAATATTTTAATATATTATTTTTTTTTTCCAATACGTAAAATTTAAATGCACCAACCTACTTTACAAAATCAAGTAAAATAACCAACCCCTGTCAAATAAATAATAATTCCTTGATATGCAATTAAACAACCTATAAGGCCAATAATAGTTCCAATTATCATACCTGGTATATCTTCATAAAATCTACTTACATCAAAAACCGTAAACCCAAAAGCAGCTATAACGATAGAAAAAATAACTATTACAATACCATCAATAATTTCACTTGTATTTTTTGTATAATTTGCATCATTATATTGGAATATTTCAGTACCAATGGAAATATAATAAATACCAAAAATAATTGTAACAAGTGCAATAGCAAATGGAACCCAAATAAATGGGCTTAATGATAATAATCCGAATGTTATATTATATTTGATACTATTCATATAAATAGCATAACTAGCGAAAAGAATTAGACCAAAAACAATAAGAATAATACCAAGTATAATATATTCACGATTAAGTGTTTTGTTATCTGTTGTTGAACTAGTACTAGGTGTTTGAGTAGGAGTAGGAGTAGGTGTTTGAGTAGGTGTAGGAGTAGGTGTAACAGAATTCATAATATATTAAAACATTAAAATATTAAAGGGGACATTTTTACAACATAATAAATTTCATCATAGAATTTATCTGAATAAAAATTCAAATACAAATCTTCCGGCAACGTAACAATCTTCCGTTTATCCTCATTCACTATTTCAAACATAATATGCAAAAATGTCTGTTTACAATCACTAAAATTGTGCACTTTCTTAACATCATACACCTTGTTTATATGTTCAACCCCCTTTAAATAGACATTCACGTATTTATTCTTGTGCATCAAAGACCCAGCAATATGAGCTGTTATGTTATGATAATAAATGATCGAATTTTTAGACTTGTCAAAATAAAAAGAGTCACACATAAGCGAATGCATCTGATATAAATCCGAAGATGTATTTATCCTTTTTTGTATATATTTCGCCAGTTCACCATAAATATCCAATGATCCGGAAAATTTAAACTCTCTTATTTGATACGGCATATTAAAATTCAAATGCATAAATAGCCGAATAAGATATCTAAAACCGTGAATAAAACCCCCAGAACTCTTATGATAATCGTGTGAATGCATCAAATTTCCAATAAAATACAACCCATTGTTATTAGTCGACATATATTTATGGTCAATTGAAGGATACTTGTCATTTATTACCAGATCGACTTTAAAATCAAAAATACTATTGTCGAATTTCCAGCCAGTACAGCAAATAAGTTGATCGTATGAGAAATCCTTTTCATCGGAAAAATTAGTTATTTTTCCAGGAATTATTGGTAATAATTCTTTACTATTACTATTACTATTACTATTGATCGATCCCACCCCCAAATAATCTTTATTAACCGTCTTGTTAAAATAAATAGCATCCTTATCAAACGTGAAAGAATCAAAAGAATCATCGAGAATCGCATTCATCGATTTCAAATAAAAGGTGTCCATAAAAGCCAAATATTTCATCCGAAGCGAACCACTATACTTCGTTATCATACTACTTTTCTCTAAAACCGGGTTTCTAGAGACAATAGTAATAGATGCACAATAATTATTCAGAATATTCGCTATTTCAAAAGCGGAATTACCAGCCCCTGCTATAATAATATTTTTGTTTTCATATTTCTTTAAATTTTCTTCGTCCCTAAAAAAACCGGGACCAAAATCACTGTAATGTTTGATCCTACCAGTATTATAATTATTTGTCTTTATGTCGGGCATCACTTTTTGAGAAAGCCCGGTTGCCACTATTAATTTTCTACAAACATATAGCAAATCTTCTCCAACATACAAGTAATATTTGTCATTTTCTTTTTTAATTCGGTCTATCTTTGTATTAAATTGTATATTCAAATTATACTTTAAATAAAACTCATTAAAATAATGACACAATTCTTCATTTGATGGATAAAACTTCGACGAAAATTCATTGAATAAAAAGTCGTCTGTATTCAATAAAGAATTCCAATCGTGTCTCAGATTAAAATCTGGATCTGTATTTCCTGTAAATCTTTTATTGATCGATATTAATTCGCCACTGTGAGGATATTTTTTAAAAAAAGAACCACACGAGTCTGATTGTTCAATAACCAAATATTTTATTTGCGATTGTTTAAAATAATAAGCTAATTGCAATCCAGCTGGACCTGCACCGATTATTATATTCTGTATTTCTGACATAATAACAATATTATTATTTATTTATATTAAAATATGTTTAAAAACAAGTATATATAAATAAATAATGGGTTCAATAAATCATAATTTAAAAGCTATTTACATACACAATCCGAAATGCGGTGGTCTATATATTACCAAAATACTCGAAACGTTTTATGATTTTATTCCAGTAGCAACAAATAATTTAGCATTAGATCATAAAGAGATAAACAAAATATATGAAACTATAAGGTTAGACACGGAGACACTGCTGAAAACAAACGGTGTTGTTGAACATATTACCACCAATTGTAACAGTGAGTCACAAGAAATATGGAATACCTACTATAAATTTACATTTGTGAGAAATCCATACACAAAATTAATTTCTGCATTTAAATATTGCAATCATTCTATGAAATTATATAGAAAATATAAGAATATTAATGATACAAGTAGTAATACGGATGAAACATTTAATTCTTTTTGGAACAATTTAGAAGAAGATGAAGAAGATGAAGAAGATGAAGAATATGATGAAGATGATAACGAACCATTATCCTTAGTTGAATTTATGATTAACTTATTTAATCCGGAGTTTAAAGAAAAAGGAATATTGTTTCATTCATTGTATACACAGACAAAACATTTAGAATATAGCAAAACCAAGTACGATTTTGTAGGTAGATTTGAGAATTTAGACGAGGACTTGATTAAAGTTTTAATTGAATTAAAACTGCCAATAAAGCATCAACGATTTTTAATAAATGATATTGAAATTAATAACTCCAATAAAAGATTAGTTTTTGACATAAATATAAACGAAGAAATACTAGATAGAATAAATAAAACCTTTTACGAAGATTTTCATAATTTCAATTATGAATTGATAGAAACAATTAAAGATGATATTTTTAAAGAGACAAACGATAGAAAAGAACGCAAAAAAAGTCTAGTAGATAAATTGATAAAAGATAAGCTTATCGAGTCACCATTTGAGTCTGTTTTTATTAATAATATAGAAGTATTAAGACTGAAAGAGATATATGAAAAAAAACCGATGGATGTAGTTAATCCTTTAGACGAATATGAAATTATTGTAAGAAATAATACAATTACTGATGCAATTACTGATTTATTCAAAAGTATTTCATTCAGTAGTTTTGGAAAATAGAAAAAAACGATATATAAATATATTTATATAAATTATATAATTATATGGTAAATACAAATTCGGACCTATTAAAATCTAATATATTAAATTTAGTTTATGCTTACATAAATAAGTTACCAAATTATCGCTATTTTTACAAAACTAACGGTGGAGTATGTATGTGTTTTTCATTAAATATAATTGTACCATTTCCAGAATCAAATGATGATAAAGATATTATAAACAATTTTAGGAGTAATCTAAAATTTCTTAGAACGTTTAGTTGCAGATTGGCTAATAGGTTGATTAGAGCAAGTTTGTCTTTGCAGATTGGCCCCGAAGAAAATATAATACCACCTTCAGGAAGACTAACCTTTATATGTGATCCACGATCACAAATTGCAATTAGAGACTCCATATCTACAGATTTTCTGTATGGTGTATTAATAAAACAGTGGAAAAATACATAATACATAATCTAAAAATAAAGGTCCAAAAATGAAAATTAATTTATATTAAATAATTATATAATGAGGCAAAAATTCACAGTCGATACATTCAGAGAATTTTTAAAAAAAAACAATTTTGGAGAAACGTTGGTTCAGTCTTCTCCATTTTATGAAATAATTGAACAAATAACATTCACCGTAATTACATATGTAAACATCGACGCGTGTGTGTCATCAGTATTAGATGCAAATCCAAAATCGATTGTAATATTATGCAGTATTCCTGATAATATTGATTTAGGCCTAACTAGGGTATATAATAATAATTCTGAAATAACAAAATTTTATTTTGATGAATTAAATAATTTTTTTTATATAAATTTAGACAGACATTTACCGATTGGCCTAAAAATTATTACACAAAGTCGTCTTAATTTTGGTGTTAACCGGTTGATTTTTAATTATAATCTTAATAATAACGTTTAGTTTAATTGCAACACGCTAAAAGGTATAGTAAAAACAAATAATCGCTCAAATATATATTATATAATATATATTATATAATATAATGGCATTTAAATCAGGGTCACAGATAGTAACACAAAACAATGAAACTGGAATTTCACCATTTTATTATGATGCGGGTGCCGCCGATGCTAGTTATAGTTATTTAGTTACTTTATCCGGTTCATCGCAAGGATATCCATCCGCTTTAGTACCCCCAACTATATGTAAACCTTATTTAGACCCAGTTTGTATATCGGGCACGTTGAATGGGCCGTGGCTTGATATTATTAGTATACCTTATGTAAGACCGTGCCTAAAGTGGACCGACTGTAGACCAAGAATCAGGTTTTTATATAATCATCCATTATATCATACAATTCCTGCTATCACTTTGGATATTTCAGCACAAGGAATCCTTTATTTTGAAAATAATGGAATTTCTACCGAATTAACTTTAAATCCACCACCTCCTCAGTCAATACCCACATCATTGGTCGATTCAAGTGGAATACCATTTATTCCACTGGTTTTCAATACAAATAATTTGTCTTCAAATCAAAGCCAAGGATATCCGACGTTCACTGGCGGTTATTGCAATATAAAAGTTAGCGTCGGATCAAATAGCCCAGCACATATTAATTTGACCGATGCATCGGGAAATGGTGGACCAGGATTACCTGCATTTAAATGGGAATATAACCAAGCCAATAATTCATTTAATACGGTAATTGATATATCTGAACAATTAACCCCTGGTTCCTTAGTCCCTAATGGCAAAACCTCAAAAAAAAAAAAAAAATTTCTTACTACAAATGCATCCATTGCAATAGAAATAACTTTAAACAGTACACCTTCAAGTGGAGGAACGTGGATTCAAATAACAGGAACGCTTTCAGTTGGTTTTTTGCTGTATTTTAGAAAATACCATACCACGGAATACGTGGTAACAAATGCGACACTTCAATCTATTGAACCATATTACAAACCACCTCCTACTCCAACTCCCAGGCCGACCAAAACCCCTAGACCTTCTGGAACCCCGAGACCTTCTCCTTCTGGTACACCTAAACCAACACACACACCGATCCCAACACCACCGCCAACGCCAATTGTCATTATCATTAGTAAGACGCCATTGCCGCCCCCAACACCGTTTGTTCCTCGTTAATCTTTTATCTTTTAACTAATAACATTCAAATACGTCGTCCGTTTACATTGTTAAAAGGTGTAATATCTTTATTTTCATTTATTAAATTTCTCTGCTGATTCATAATATAATCATTTGGATGTCTCGGCTTCAAATTAGCAGTTACTAAATGAGACGGAATAACCGAATGTGGTTTTACGGTTGGCCTAAATTGCTTTCTACAAAACGGATTCAAACATCGTCTAAAGGAGCCATCAGCTAATAATTCAATCGTATTTTCACTTTTACAGTAAATACATTCGAGAGAAAAACCGGTGTTCTTGACAACTGATTGGTTCGGCATTGTTGTCGAAAAATGGAAGGCCTCATTAAATAAAGTATAATTGTTGTCCATAATATTATTATTTATAGAAATATTAATATTAATATTACACCTTTACCGATAATTAGGTCGACAGAGTCGATTCAAGGCCCCAATAGATAATAGCACAACCGTTTCCACCATTTCCACCGCCATAACTTGTTGTACTATATGATGATCCAGCTCCGCCACCACCTCCGCCAACATAGAGTGGAAAGGTACTAGTAGTAGTACTACTTTGTATAGCATTTCCACCCTGTGTGTTAGAGCCATTATTAGTTCCACTACCTCCAGCACCTCCACAATAAGCTCCTCCGGATGGTGGGTTAATATAGGGATAATAACCTCCACCACCACCACCTCCACCAAAATATATAGTGTTTGTTGACCCATCTAGAGTGTAAGAAAAAGAATAATAACCTCCAGTACCGTCAGTACCTTCACTGCCTCCTGCACCCGTTCCAACAGAATCTCCGCCATTTATAGTATTACCAGGTTTACTTCCGTTGGTGACTATAATACCACTATCCATAGTAATTGATGTAGCACTACCGGCTTGTCCGGGATAATTTACGTATCCACCATTACCTAAATTTTCACCTCCGGTTCCATATAAAGAACCTGCTCCTCCTGCACCAACAGTAAGAACATATGAAGGGAATGAATTATATGGGCTGGCACCGTTACTGGAAAGAGTGGTTGAAACATACCCACCGCTACTTCCACCTCCACCTGAATAATAGTAGGTATCTGTAAAATAGCTCCCCTGGGATTCTCGAGCCTGAGCCGTATACCCATTGCATCCACCCCCTGCACCACCACCTATCATTAATAAATGGATGGTCGCAAGAGAAGAACTTGTGACATAAACGTTATAACTACGTGGGTCATTAAAAACAATTAATCCATATGATCCGCTATAATAATTTTGAGATCCGCTAGTTGAAGTATTTTCCGAAAATGAACAAGCAGTATTATTACCAGAAGTAGATACGAGTTGTGGTATAGTATTTGATGAAATAGAAGCCGCACCCCAGTAAAGAATGACGACCCCGGGTGTACCATTACCCCCTCCCCAAGGTGATGTGACCGAAGGTCCGCCACCTGCACCACCACCACCACCGCCAGCGTATATTACATTAGTCGGATTTGAAATAGTATAAGCATTGCCTCCATTTTCATTTGCGTTACAATTTGGACCTATTCCACCCGATCCGCCGCCTGGCCACCCCCCTGGAAATTGTTGACAACCATAATAACCTCCACCTCCTCCACCTCCGCCAAAATAAGTGGTAAAAGAATTACCATTAGAATACTTTATAATATATTCATTTCCATATACGTTATAAATGGATGCCCCTTCTGATGTTGTCGGACCACCACTCCAGTAAGACAATCCTTGGCCCTGAAATCCGTTCCCATAACCTTGCCCACCCTGTCCTGTACCAACATTTTTACCACCACTTCCCCCCGAATTTGCTGCTGCATTTTTTCCACCATTTGATCCTTGGCCGCCACCATTCCCACCGCTTGGTGAGTTCTTTATACCATTATAGCTAATATATGAATTACCGCCATTGGACCCACCGCCCGTCTCTCCAGGACCACCATCACCTACATAAACAGTATAAGATGCTTTTCCATTTAGTGGAGCACCGTTTGCAGGAATATTCGTGTATACTCCATATCCTCCTCCTGATCCTCCGCCGCCTGCACAAGCTCCATTATCATTTCCTGACGCCCCTCCGCCACCGCCACCACTTACAATAAATACGTTTATAGGTGCAAGCCCGGCATTTGTAATATAAAGTTCATAGGCTGTGCCAGGATCAGTGTAAACAATTAATCCATAAGATCCGCTATATGTATTACAAGGCAAACCGCCAAGTGTTCCATTATTTTCGATAGTACTTTCAGAAAAAGAGCAAGATGTATTATTACCAGAAGTGTATATGAGTTGTTTGGAATCAATATACGGTAAAAAGGTATTCATTAATGCATAAGTATATACTGTCGATGCATCATTATCTGTTCCTACTGCTTGAATCGAAATTACTCCATTTAACTGGAGCCAGGTTTGCGAATATGGAGAACTACCGCCATCCCCTTGGACGGGATAAAGATTGGACGTTGCATTAAATGTAATTTGAATATTATATGATTCACCGTTTGATTGTTCGCCTATTCCAGTGCCGACTTCAAATTGTATTTGGGAATTAAATGTATATATGCCATCTGTTTCAGTCGAATTAAACGCTAGAATAGGAATCCCGCCCCCTGATGCGTCGGCACCAGAGAGATAAATCGTTTTTTGGTTGGAACCATTTACCGCAAGGTTTAATATAATATTTCCAACAAAAGTAGGAATATCAGTATTACTGCTTAAATCACTTGTGTTAAAAATTATTGAAACTTCTGGATCAAATTGAGAAGAACCATTGAAACTAACATCAACACCCGATGCGGTAGCTATTTGTTGCGTAGGCGGAGATATGCTTAATGGTATTTGAGAACTGCTTTTAAAATTAAGTAAACCTATTGCTGAAATGCCAAGAGTGATAGAAGGTATAATTGGGACGGCAGGGATGCCCGTACAGTTTTGCCAACTCCATCCGTCACGTTTACCACCACAAGCATACGGAATAAAACCCCAAAGCCAGCAAGTATTGTTTGGCAACCATTCACACAATTCGGCCGGTGTCGTTGTTATTTCAGCGGATGTGGATGTACCAGAAAAGCCAACAATATATAAATTTTCTGCACCTGATGCGGTATTATCATAATAAAAAGGAGATGTATATGGAGCAGTTTGTTTAATCGCCCCTGGCACAGCGTCTTTTAATTGAGCACTGATTTGTCCAGGTGTCGCCCCCAAATTTTGAAAGTATGTTTGAACATCGGCTGCAATTTCACTTGGTGTGGGTGCTATGCCCTCTGCAACAAGTATTTCATATGTTGCTATAGAACCTATCGCGATTATAGCGGCCATAATATTAACTATTATTATATTATATTTAATAACTTAATAGCTAAATATGTTAATATATAAATAACTTAATAGATAAATAAATTAATTTTAACAAAGTTAATGGATGTAATTCATTTACTTTTTCAATAAACTACGACTGGTTTTAACCGAAAAAAATCCGATAAAGTTATAAATTAGATATGTTACACCTTTTAACATAACAATTTGTATTAAGATCAATTTGTATTAAGATCAATTTGTATAAAATATATAAATTGATTTATGTTTTTTAACATTCTAAACGTCGACCCTTCAGAGCTGCGTCATTGAATATTATTAGGCAATACTTACTTTATAATTGATTAATTGCCTTTTATATGGTAATATTATTCTTTTGGTAGAATTATCATATAAATCGGCATTTTACACCGTTGAAGAATTTATTTTAATTAAATTATCATTATTCTTGGTCCGGTATTATTATACGATCATTTATTAACGTTATAGCAGAATCGTAATTACTATGAGCAGTAGTATAATAACCTGAAGCATCTTCAGCAGCTGTTTGTGCAGCTGCTATATTATCCTTCTTTTGATAGAATTTCTTCTTGTTGAAGTATATAATTATCTATAATCGTTATAGCAGAATCGTAATTACTATGAGCAGTAGTATAATAACCTGAAGCGGCTTGAGCAGCTTGTTGTGCAGCTGTTATATTATCTTGAATAGACTTATCTTTAAAACCTTTACCTGCATTTGAAGCATTGCTAGCCGCATCTTGTGATTTTTGATTATACATATTAACAATATCAATCATTCCACGAAGAGCATTTTTAGAGCCGTCAGCTTCATCTTGACTTAAAAAACCATCAATCTGAATTTGTTCATATGCATATTTAATATTATTACTAAATTTTTGTACCTGATCACGATTGGCTATTGCAGCATCCTTATAACCCTCGACAACTTTTTTTGGTTTAGATGATTTAGCCGTGTCAACATTCCCATTAGCATCATCCGCCGCACCTTGTGCCACGGCTGCTTCCGTATCGGCATTTGTGATGTATGAATTGAAGATATTATTAACAATACTTAAAGCATTCGCATAAATAGTTGAATCAGCAATAATTGACAAAAAATTATTAGCTGTATCATACTGATCTTTAACATTATCAGCAGCTGTTTGAGCTGCATCGGCAGCTGCTTGAGCTGCATCTGCATCTTGTTGAATTTCGGTAATTGCATTTTGAATATCATCATCAGTTAGTGTATCTATATTATCTTGTAAATTTCCTAAAACTGTATCAGAATGGGTTTTTAAATCTTCTGCATTTTTACGATAATCACTACAATCATTTGAGTATGCTTCGGCAGAATCGCTGTCATCTCGTATAAATGACACTTGCTGGTTATCAATATCTAACTGTTCAGCACGCTGCTTTACATCTATAATATTATCATTAATTGTTTTAATAGTATCAACCGATGTGTTAGCACTGCTTAAAGCATCGACAACCTGTTGTTGTGATACTTGAATATCATATAGATTTTCTTGATTACTCGGGTTTGTAGCACCACTGTTTGTTGCTAAATTAACAATACCATCAACGACATCTTGTATAGGTGTAATTTTTGCTGTCAAATTCTGAGCGTTTGTCAAAGCAGTATTCGCATTATTTACAAGTGTAAGAACTGAACCTAAATTAGTTTCACTTTGAGCAATTCCCAAATAAGTAGCAGCATCACCAGCATATGAATTTACTCCTCTAGAATAAGCTTGAGCCAAATCAACCTGCATTTGAGCAAGGATTAGGTAACCGTAAACTTGATTATAATTAACATTATCAATATAACCATTAACATAGCCAACAACATCCTTCGTGAGATTAAACTTTAATAGTTGATCTTCCGAAGGAGTTAGACTAACGAATAGATTATTCAGATCATTTAAAGCTGCATTAGCGAGGTCAGCCTTAGATCGAACTGCAACTAAACTTGTCGCGATACTATCTTGAGCATCATTTGCAATTATTTGTAGTGCATTATAATTCGTAAAAAAATCAGACGAATCTGAGAAATCATTAGTACCTTGCTCTAAATCACTGGCATCATTTTTAGCAGTATAAATAATATAAAGTTTATTGGATGTACCATCGTAAATAGTATTAGAATCCGTGTAAGCTTTATAAATTATAGCATTAATTTTATCAATAACTCCATCAATTATAGCTTTACCAGTAACCGAATGAGGATCCGTAGCTCTTGCTAAGGCATCAGCAACATTCGTATCATATGGAAGATCAAGTTTAAGTGCTTCATCAATAGCTTGTGCATCAAGAGCATCTTGATCAGATTTACCTTTGGTGTACATAGCTATATTAGCTATATTTACGACATTTCTAACTCTATTTAAAGCAACATTAACATCCGTATCATTTTGCTCAACACCAAACTCTGCATCAATAGCTTTTGCATCAATAGCAACTTGATCAGAAACAGCTGTATCTGTTTTAGTTTTAGCTTTATCTAAAGCAACATTAACATCCGTATCCTTTTGCTCAAGACCAAACTTTGCATCAATAGCTTTTGCATCAGTAGCAACTTGATCAGAAACAGCTGTATCTGTTTTATTTTGAGCTTTACTTAAAGCAACATTAACATCCGTATCCTTTTGCTCAAGACCAAACTTTGTATCAATAGCTCTTGCATCATCAACAGATTGATCAATTTTACCTTGGGCGTAGCTAGCAGATGAATTATCGATTGTGGTAGCGTCCGTAATAGCTTGTTGAGAAACAGCATCATCAGAAACTTGTTTAGCTTTATCTACAACTTCGTTGAAAATTGTGGAGTCTAAATCAAATTTATACACGGTTTTAACATAATTTATATGATCATTGTTTTGACCATTAATAGCATCTTGCTCCGGGAAATATTCCGCACGGTAGTCCATACCTCCACCATTTGAAACAGTTAATACATAGCCATTATTTTTGCCAACAACAATATCATTTAATCGAATTGTAATAGAAACATTTTCATAAATGCTTCGGTTCTTAATGCCATTCATGGACCATATACCACCCAAATAACCAACATACTGATCAACTTGATATATTAAATTATCAACACTTTGAGTTTCGGTGGTGGATTGAGGAATAATAAATGACAAAACACTAGACAAAATCGACCCGTTCGGTCGAACTAATGCTCTTATTTCACCCCTATCATTGTCGATCACGGAATTTAATACCTTCGGTGGGTTTATCAGTGTAATCTTTGCCTCAGTGTTGTCACTTTCACCGGTTACAGTTCCTGACGGTTCGTCTCGAGTTGTATAAACTTTGATAGTATAAGTATATTCCATACCGTAGTCATTAACAGTGTCCGTAAAGGTAAGATCTTTACCTTCGTATATGTCCGCACTCTCAGGTAAAGTTACTAATGCCGCAGAAAAAGCTTCCGCATCAGTTGGTGGTCGCACATCACCACCAACACCATGAAGAGGAAGAACAACATCTCCTCTAGATTTCGCCACATATGTACGTGTTACAACATATTTATCAACATTCAAACCACCCAAATCAGCAGGTTCTTCCCAACTCAAATTAACAGTAAAATCTCCAAGTGGCGATACGCCATCAATAGGACCATCAGCGGGCATTGCATTAAAGTTCAAAACTTGACTCGGGCTTCTGTAAGGGAAATAAGCATCAAAAGACGCAGATTCAGACATTTTTGTAACACCAAATTCGGTAATAACTGATACAATACTGAAATTATATGTTGTACCATTCATTAAACCATCGACAGTTGTAGTTGTAGGAGGGTTCGCTGTGTCGGAATCACTAGTAATCTTAATAAGATCCTTGTAATTACCAAGTGAATCCATAATATGATATTCTGTAATATACGCACCATCGCCACCGGTATATTCTGGAGTGTTCCAAGAAAGAACAAGCTGTTCATCGCCCGGAGCAACTGTAAGCTCAGTTGGAACACCTGGTGTTGCAAAAGGATAAGCCGAAGGAAACTCGCCAACGTTTATTGACTCTTTTGTATTATTATGACCATTAATATAAGACGTAATTCGGTAATCGTAGTGCGTACCATTCGTTAAATCTCTCAAAGTGGCAGATTTTTCACCATCATTACTTGTGCTTGGAACAATAAGCGGTGAATCGATTGTATAATTTCCTTGACCATTCAATTCGTATATGTGATATTCTGTAATCAAAATACCATCTCCGCCAGTATTTTTAGGAGCCGTCCAGGATAATGTCAATTGCGAGTCGTCAGGGTATACCGTGAGATTTTCTGGTTGATCAGGCGTACCAAAAGGTGCAAAACCAACTTGATAACCATCAAAATGAACATACGGGGATACTTTAGTAACATCAAGCTCAGTAACAACCGCCGCAATAAGGAAATCGTAATATGTGCCGTTGGTTAATCCTGTGACAAATGTTTCGGTATTCGGGTTAACATCGGCTGATGCACTTGAAACAGTAATTGGTGAATGAATAGTATAACCACCCTTGCCTGACGATTCGTAGATGCGATATTCTGTGATATTAACATCAATACCAGGATGGTCATCTCTGACTGGTGGTGTAGCCCACGAAAGTTTAAGCTGTTTATCATCAGAGGTAACTGTTAAACTGAGAACTGGAGGAGAATTAGGAGCAGCAAAAGGGAATGCAGTTACAAAAGACGCAGTATCAGAATTTATGGTTAAATTATTTACAGTGACTCGTGATTCTACAGTAAAATCGTACTTTGTACCATTTGTTAACTCGCCAACATCTACAACTACAAAACCCTCAACATCAACATCAACATCTGTGGCCGAAATAGTCCAGTGGGTTGAACCTCCTTTATTGTTAGTATAAGCTATGTAATAAGCTAAATTTTGTAATCCTTCATTTGTGATATTAGTTGGTTTATTCCACCTTAAATGAAGCATTTTATTTCTTGGGCTAACATTAAGGTTCGACGGAGCATCAGGCTTATTATAAGGGAACTTTTTACCATATTTGAAAGGTTCTGAAGTTCGACTCGCACCAAGTTCATTAATAACGGTAGAAACCTGAAAATCATACAATACAAAATTGGTTAAACCTGTAATAGTGACAGAGTCTTGTGAATATGGGACAATTAGCTCACTCTTGCCTGTATCAGGATTTTTATAATTATTATTTAAATCGGTTAAAACAAAAGTTACAAAAGGTGGAAAATTGTTATTATAAAAATTTGGTTTAAGCCAATTAAATGTAAGTTGGCTATCGCCTGGCGTGCATTTGCCTTTACCACCATAATTTGTGGGACTATAAGGTTTTAAAAACGGAATAATGATTGGCGAATTTGCATACACAATTTGGCCATTTTCATCATAGACAGGAATTGACGCAGGTTCAAATGGATCATTATTTACAGGATCCACAAAGTTTAATCCAACACTATAATAAACATTAAAAGGTTGTGCAGAATCCGTATTAAATGTGGAATAGTATTTCTCTGGAATACTATCATCTGTGAACGTGTTATCTGTGACAGTACCAATGTTTGTAGACTCCTTCAAACGATCATACAAATCAGTAACATTTCTAATAACCGTATAAGAAAACTTTTTGGTATCGATATAAGGGTTATTGTTTTTACCAGGTAAATCCCACGTTACAACAGCAGAAGTTGTGGAAGACTGTGCGAATGCAACTTGTACATTGCTAACACTGTCAGGTGTGTTAATCGTACTAACTGTTCCAATATCAACATGGTCTGATTGGACTTCAATACCTTGGTGAACAATAGCGGAATAAAATTTTAACGGGAAGGGAACATCGTCTCCTAGTGGCCAACCAATATCCCAGTGAGTTATTGTAGCACTCAATGCATCAGGATCGTTAATCGTATATTTAACACCATAAGCACCGCAAGTAACGACATATTTAGTAGTTTTTAACAGGATATTCGCATTTGGATCTTCATTTGTTGGTAAAGGAGCATCCCAATTAATCGTAATCTTATTTTTTCCTGGAATAATTTTAATATTGCGAGGAGGATTCGGGCTTGTAAATGGTATGACCGAATTTGTTGTATATCCTATTTTATTATTATCACTATCAAGACGATATATTTTCTTTGTAACATCATCTGGATCGATAATATATGGGTAAAAAGTAAGTGTAACCTCAGTATTCATTGCACTAGGATAATCGCTACCTAAGTATAAAGGTCCTATATCAAGTTTTCCACTGTTATTTTCAACAGTTGTAGTAACATCATACACTTTTGCAGGAGTAGTGGTTTTTACGCCGTTTTCGGTATGAATATAATCAAACCATCCTTCTATTCCCATTTGATCATCACAAACAGGATAATTCACGCTTGGTTGAATTCGAACTGTATCGACGGAATAACCAGGTGGTCTATAATAATCAAGAGACACAGAGGATAACACGATTGGATAATTAAAAGCAACAAGTTCAACCGAGTTACTATCTTTTGAATATCCATAAAAGTTCACCGTTTTGACTTTGTATGTATATGTTACTCTATTTTTCAGATAATAATCTACAAATGTATTTGTGTTCCCGGATATATTTGTAATAGTATAAGTATTAGCATTAAAATCTTTATAATTATCGGATTTAGTAGTAACACTACCAGTTCCTGAATTGGTTACAGAAAGATAATATGAAACATCACTACCGTCGCTACCGTGACGCATCAAAACATAAGCATAAACAGTGGTATTAGCATCTATACTTGAATCGTGCACATCATTTTTTACACCTTCTGAATTCGGTACAGCCAACCACGTTAAAGTAGCATAACCCTCTGTCTTATCATCACCGGGTTTAATTGTACCAATTAATGACGGTACATTAGGTTTATCTGAAATAAGCAATGTAATGGTATTACTGGTATCCGATTCTACTCCGTCTGAATTTTCAAACACGGCTGTAATATCGTATGTTCCTGGATAATTCGCCAAATCAATAGGTACATTATCAGGACTTGTATATCCTTGAGTATTATTATAGTCGATTAAGTATGAACCTAAATCATAAACAGTACCAATATTATTTAAAGAAAACGTACATTCTTGGGTAGTTAAATTCCCGTGAACTTGTCCGGTAATAAAAAAAGTAATTTTAGTTGCGGTAGGACGTACATTATTGTTATTAATATAAATTTTGAACGCATTTAATGACCCGTAAGAGATATAAGAAGCATTTCCTGCATAACCAAGATAATTTGTATCTGATATCAGAATTGGGGCAGATTTTGGCTTAGCTCCTAATGCTTTAGGTATTGTCACAGTAACACTGTTAGACATATGTGGCTTATTGTCATAACTAATACGTAGCGTAAAATTATATGTGTGAGTGTTACTCAAATCAGATACGTAAACTTTGAATGTCTTATTTTCCTCGATATATAAGCCGTCGATAAAGCTAGTAAGGCCAACAATATTTACAGCTTTAGTTACAGTATCCTGTACAATCATAGATAATGATACAGGGGTTGAAGATTGATTTAACTTGTTTGCGGTAGCTGTATCAACAGTAACCAGAAAATCTACACGGCCACTAGGCAAAACAGAACTTGAAGTGAGCGTAATATTACTCATTATATAATTACTAAATAAAATATTTTATTTAAATATAATAACTTAAAGTAATAAAAGTTAAAAATTATAAAATAAAATTGTAACGCACATAATACATTTTATTTTAAAAAAATTGAAGCATTCTTTAAAACTTATCATATACAAACCAACGCCTAATCATAATTTCCCAAAAAACAGCTTAAAGATATATCCTATTATCAATATGTCAAAGACGAATAAAGCGTTGCCCTTTCGCTTTGTTTATGACTCGTCTTTGACCCAATTCTTAAAATTGGAAGGCATTGTTCTGTGGCCGTTTGTCTTTATTTCGAAGCCGAAGGATCAAGTGGAGCCGAGAATATTGAAGCACGAATTAGTGCACGTACACCAGGTTCGCCGGGAAGGTCCATTCAAATTCTATGCTAAATATATTTATTATATTTACAAAAGCTATAGACAATATGGCAACCTAGATAATGCCTTCTTTTACAATGAGTATGAAGATGAAGCATACGAGAATGAATCAAAACCACTGACAGATGAAGAAGTTAGTGAGACAAATTGGCAAGGTCCAAGGTCTAACAGACCGAGCCCAAGGTCTAACAGACCGAGCCCAAGGTCTAACAGACCGACTCCAAGGTCTAACAGACCGAGCCCAAGGTCTAACAGACCGAGCCCAAGGTCTAACAGACCGAGCCCAAGGTCTAACAGAAAAGAACGAAAAAATTAGCTTCGTACAGCAAAATATTAATAATTTAAATAAACGAAGACAGCACTTAATATAGCTCTTGTAGCTCAGTTGGTTAGAGCATTGGTCTTATGAGCCAAAGGTCAGCGGTTCGAGCCCGCTCTGGAGCATATTATACCTTCTTATATCAATAATTATGCCAAAATAAATATAAATTCTTTAAAACAGTTTAAAGACAACATACGTTATTAGTATGTGAAGTAGCATCTTACAGCAAACCTCAAAAATCATTTTCAGATTAAACCAGATGCAAGCAAATTAGAAGCGTCGATGGCCGAGCGGTCTAAGGCGGTGGTCTTAAGATCCACTATCGTAAGATGCGAGGGTTCGAACCCCTCTCGACGCAATTATGAAGGAACTAGCAATTAGAAATGATGTTCCATCACAGCAAACCTAACTTAAAAGTTTAACGATTGAATGATTAGGATACAGCAATCTTAGTATATTGTATCCATCACAGCAAATTCACCTTAAAATTTAAATGATTCGTATAAGATTTTGTCGTCGGAGAGGCAATTATCTTATCTAATTAGGTCATACGATCTAAACCAAACCCTATTCAATTTTTGTATGCAGCTCGCTTGCAAAGCTCTCTTAGTGTAGCGGTTAGCACTTAGGACTTTGAATCCTGCATCACGAGTTCGAATCTCGTAGGGAGCTTATAAAAACCCGGTTAGCTCAGTCGGTAGAGCGCCAGCCTTTTAAGCTGGTGGCCGAGGGTTCGAGCCCCTCATCGGGTGAAAAAAGTGCTTCAATAGCTCAGTTGGTAGAGCACCAGGCTGTTAACCTGTAGGTCCTAGGTTCGAACCCTAGTTGGAGCGTAAATTTTCATTTTTTCTACAATGAAAAGATGAAATACTTTTAAAATTCATATTCATATATTTAGAAAACTTACAGGACTTCCTATAATTAATATCTAACGATGTAATTAACGCGACAATTATATGTAAAATGTTTTTTAATGTAAAATTCAAAAAAATATATTTATATAAATTATAATGTCATCTGCTACAATTTTACCAACAGTAATCCCAACCGTAAATTTGAGCAATTCAAATCCATATACTTCACCCTTTGTATATAATTCTTCTGCGAGCAATGTTTCTAATTCGTACAACGTGAGTTTTAGTGGAATAAATACAATCCCGGCAAATAATGTCTCGGCAAATAATGTCATGGCAAATAATGTCTCGGCAAATAATGTCCCGGCAAATAATGGTATTGATAATATTACCGTTGCCGTTTCTGGGCAAGGTGTTCTATCGTTTTTAAGTAATAATAATGTTAATTTAACTAAATTACCTCCTGCATCACAAATACCAACATCAGATAGCGTTATGCTAAATTTTAATGGACAAAATAATAATATTGGTTCTTTAGAAATTATGATTACAGGAACAAATGTGAATCCTGCAAAAAATATAACATTAACAAATATGCCAGAACTAGAATTTGTTTATGATCCAACTATGGGCGAATATACTACAGTTCAGACATTAGAAACAAGTGAAACAGTTCCATACAGTTCATATTCCATAAATGATGGATTCGAAACTATTACAAAAACTTATTATATGCTTGTTAAGGTATCTTTTAGCGGTGTAACAAATCTACATCCATTACCAAAAATTGGCAATACTTGGATTAATTTAAACGCAAAGATAAATGTTGAATCTTTTGTTTTAACTTCAACGACTCCGATAGTCAGTTCATCTTTTTTCCTGCCGACGACTGGAACTACTACAACTAGTGAGTCAAATGTGACGCATGTTTTAAATGGAACTGTTTTATGTCCTTTAATCGGTATTAAAAAAATATAATTATTTTTATATTCTTATTTATATAAAATGAAAAATATTAAGGTAATTGTCAGTTTTTTACTTGTAATCACGGCTGCGTTAGGTATTGGAATGATAATAAAATCACCAATTATTGAAGGTCACGGAGGTGGAGGTGGAGGGATCGGTCGTGGTGCAGGAATCGGTCGTGGTGCAGGAATCGGTTACGGGAGAGGAATCGGTTATGGGAGAGGAATCGGTTATGGTGGCAGAGGTTGGGGAGGTTATTATGGGGGAGGAGGCGGAGGTTACATTAATCCTTATTTAATAGAACAACCAGTATATTTAGTGTAGATCTTTCAATAAACGATAATTTACTATTATCATTTATTTTTAAAAAAAAATTGATTTATAAGTAAAGCACAGAATAATATGTATACCCAATCAGCTATGTCAGGTCAATCCGAATCCACTATTATTCAATCTATGCGTATTCAATTTTATGCTCTTTCGAGCGAAGAAAATAATCAAATTGTCAGTACTTCTGTTGTCGGAGAATTGTCTTTACAAGACACTGTTGAAGTCGCAGACACTGTTGAAGTCGCAGACACTGTTGAAGTCGCAGACACTGTTGAAGTCGAAGACACGGTTGAAGTCGCAGACACTGTTGAAGTCGAAGACACAACAGAAGTCGAAGACACTGTTGAAGTCGAAGACACGGTTGAAGTCGAAGACACAACAGAAGTCGCAGTACCAACCCTCGACGGCATATTATCTTTCAAAGACGCATTTGGAATTTGTAAAATCACAATCGGCAAGGTAGAAAGAAAAACCAATAAAAAGTTCATTTATTTCAAGAACGACATTTCAGGTTCAATGAACTACAAGTGCTCTGACGGATGCTCAAAATATCAACACGCAAATCATACTATTTGCAATGTGCTCAGGATTGCAGCGGATACAGAGGACGTAGAAATCTGGGTCCAGGTCGACGCATTTGACGATAAACTTGTGCGAATTATTGAACCACAAAGGGTGACAAGAGACAATCTGATTGCCCTCCAGAACAAGGTCAATTTTATGACCCCAAGAAATTCGACAAATCTTGAGTTAGCACTCAACGACTCAAGAACACAAATCGAGGCATTTCTAGCGGCAAACCCGGACTTTGAAGCGACCCATATTTTCACAACTGATGGCGAGGCAACTGAAGGCAGTAAAGATAATAATAAGTTGAAAGAGTGTGTCAGCGTTAATTACGACAACTTCTTCGTCGGCTACGGCGTTAGTCACTCGGAACCGACAATGACTGCTCTCGCATCAAATAAGCATTCTGAATATTATTTCATTGATATGATCGAGTACGGAGGCCTGGTATTTGGAAGCATAATGCACAAGGTTCTAAATACTGTCTTGAAAAATGTGACGCTTACGAGCAATAACGCCGAATTTTATGATCACGAGCTAAACCAATGGGCACCCAATTTGCAAGTCGATTCGTTCTGTATTGAAGATGATAGAACATTTCATATTAGGTCAAAAGATCCATTTGAAGTGGAAGTAAGCATTGTAACTCAAGACACGGAACCGCGAGTCATTGCCGATGCAATTTATTTGCCTCATTTGATATCAAACGACGGAACGTGCGACCCTCCGCAAGAAGATGTTGCCAAGTATGTGTTCAGACAAAGAACATTGGAACTGATTTCCGAGGCAAAGAAGAAGAATTATAGGGTCTCCGAGCTCAACATCGAAATAACTGCATTTAAGAAGAGAATGAATGAATATATGGCGTATCATCGTCTAGAGAGCGACCCGACTTTCCAATCATTAAATGACGATTTGGTGATCGTATTAAAGACACTCGGCACACAATATCAGACAATGTTTGCAAGTGCACGAGGTGGGTCTAACGGCAATCAGCGTGCTTATAATGTGACTCAATTACCAAGTGACGTGCCTTTTGCCCGGCAAAATGCAAATATCTGGTCTGGTAATGGCCGAGCAAACGCGAATATCTGTTGTGATAATGGCCGAGCAAACGCGAATAGCAGCGGCACCGCATTGCCAGACCAAGATAATCTCCGGCTTCTAAGTAGTGGTCCCGTTTCAAGACAAATGACATCAGTAACACAATGTGCATTAATGAGAGCAGCTAGCAGTGGAACGTCCGCAGAACACGTATTGGATGAAGAAGATGAATTAACTCCCAATTGATAGATATTAACAAAAATTTGATATATTAATCCATTTCTAAAAATATATAAAATATAAATCATAAAATATAAATCATAAAATATAAATCATAAAATAAATAATAAAAAATAATATTTTTTTTATTATTATTCCTCTAAAAATTAGAATTTAGATAAGGACTTTCAACATCATTATGATCCATACTGATCAAATGTACACCCTCCTCCGATTCTGAGATATTGATATTATTTGAATTGCTTCTCGGAATTAACAATTCAGTCGCATTATTAATCTCCTTTTTCAATTCTAAAAGGATGGGGAATTCCTTTTTTTCATCTTCCTTTTCACGTAAACCCCATAAATTTGCCCATATCGAACTAACATTCCCACCATCACCAACATTCAATGAAAATGGACACGAATAATTAGCAGGGTCTTCCAACGCACCGCACGGATTACAATCGCCTTTCAAAAATTTAAATCCAGCAACAACACTTGGAATGTCCGAATTGGCAACAGGTGAAACATTCTTAATCATAGACCCATTTATGCCATCATATCCAATATTAGTAATCTTTTCCATTTCACCATTAGATCCACACCTAACAATATTATTCACATTATCAGGCAACCCCTTAGTATGTCCGACGGTAACACCAGTCAATAAAAAATCACCCTCTTTGGTATTCCAAGATAGCAATTTTTTAACCGCAGCCTCGTTATAAATAGTCTGTGCAATATCAAGGGCAACTCCAGGGTCAATACTAGTAATAGATTTTGTCATAATAGCTTCCTTGTACATCTTTTTAATATCATCGGACCAAGGCCATTTATTATTTTTAATTAAATATTCCACTTCTTGCGGAGAAGCCTGCTTTTGAATCACATTAATATCAAATTGAAAATTCGGATTATTTGTCTTCTCATATATCATAAAATCAGATTTCAGTTGAGGAGACCATTCTTCGAAACCCTCTTTTACTTTCTTATTAGACAAAGAATATGCCTGATATAAAATAATAAAAAGGGCAGCAAAACCGATCGCCCATCTTGCGTCAACATAAGCGACCGCTAAAACAATGACAGCCAAAACGACATTCCCTAAAATATTTCCAAATAAAAAGACAAAAACAGACGGGTACGTATACAAAACAATAGAGAAAAGCATAAATATGGCTATAACTGCTATAAATAAAGTGTTATTTTTCGGGACATAGACATTTATATTCGTTTTTTCAACCATATCAATTATATTACAATTATATTACAATTATATTATTTTCCACAGTTATATACTTTCTAAGAAGTAGAACCAAACCCATTTGAACCACGCACTGTGTCAACACCCAAATCATCGACTATCTCTACATAAATTGGAACCAACCCAGGGGCACATATTTGCACGAGCTTCTCATATTTCGAAACCAAAAAAGTGGGCCTAACGCAATCAAAAAATGCCATTAAATTGCCGCGATATCCCGAATCAATAATACCTGCACTATTTGCAAGTCGTAATGGCGTCTTTGAACCTGTGCTTGATCGCGGATACAAGTAAAATCCGGTTGGGAATATCTTGCCGTTTTCGCAAACCATTGCCGCTGAACATTGCACCTTAAAATCAAATTTATTTACCATTACCATTGAAAATGAACAATCGATCATTTCAGTGGAAAAAAGATCAAATCCGGCATCCGGATGCAGATTAACATTCATATTTTGGTTATGCTTTTCTGCTGCAACTATATACTTATTTCTTAGCTCAACATCGTCGCTATTAATCTTCAGTTTGAGATGCATATAACGGTCACTCGTATTTTCAGTAAATTTCATTTTATTAACTAATAAGTTATTATTTAAATTGTTTATACAATACATTTTCTAAGAATTGTTGAAGTTTTCAAAGTTAATTAAGTTTACGAAAATGTTTATTATATCTAAATAATAATCTAAAGAGGCGGTGATAAAATCGCCGTAATAATTTCTCTGTAAGATCGAGTTTGTATCATAGACAACATATAATGAAAATATAAATAGAGAAATAACGCTTATTGCTTTATAAACCATTGAGTAAGTTCCCATAAACATAAAAACAATAGAAACAATAATAAGTAGCAATAAAGCGTATAATAATCCTAACCCAAATCCGAGACCCAGATGAATGCCAAATAGAATAAGTGCAAATCCAGCTGCTGCCATTCCTGCAAATATACCTATGGTTCCGGCTAAAGCGGTCTTAATAATGTTCATATCTACCTTATTTTTTAGGGATGATAGCATAATACCAAATGTAACAGAAAATATGGAAAATAGAATAAACTTCAACCAAGACGGCATAGGGACGAGTGCTAAAATAAAAAGAATGAATATTTGAGAAAGAAGAAGTAGTAAATGAGACATATTGCTATTTTGATTTTTATAATTCATCATAACGTAATAGGTAATTCCTAGTTGAACGATGAGATTTGAAAAGACAAAAATTAAAAATTCTTTTTTATTTTTCAGCAATTCCCCGATTTTAGCACCACCAAACAAAATCACATCCTTGCCCGATTTCTTGGCTCCGCTCCCACCAAACAAAATCACATCCTTGCCCGATTTCTTGGCTCCGCCAAATAATGTATTATAAATAGATGATGTAGCATAACTCATTTATATATTATTAAAATAAAATAATACATTTTCAAAATTATTTGGTATCACCGTTGAAGAATTACTGGTTACAATTTTAAATAAAGCACACCAAAGGTGGTGTGGATTTAAATCTTCGCTGGTATAATTGTAAACGCCGAAATATTTGCATCGCTAGCTGAAAGTGAGCGTGAATATTTGTCAACACCAGTATACCAAGCAGGAGGCGTTAAATAAGTTGGTGTTGTGACAGCAGGAGGAGGTCCTGGATTTGTTTGTGTTCCTGCACCCGATGTCCTACCAATTCCTACATTTGATCCGTTGTTTGCGGCAAAAGGAAATGGTTTTAAAGGACCAATAGGATTAGCACATTTTCTTTGCACTTGAAGCGTATATTGTGATGCTGTTTCCGGTATATACAAGGTTTTTGTGTATAATCCAGCCGCCGACATAATATTATAAGATTGATATTTTGCCGTTGTAGTGCTGCAGCCAGTAGATCCACCCCGTTTAAAGTTATCTACGTAAACTTGAGGTTTATTTGTATCATTTACACAAGTATTTGCTGCAGCTTTTGTTTGAATATACAACAATTGACTTGCGTTGTCAGATAGATTGCTATTTCCATAAACAGGTTGCACCCAATTATTAGGATATTGTCCGCTATTAATCCATCGGTATCGTTTTTCCAACATTCCTTTTGTCGAGAGAACAGAAGGTTTAATGAAGAATGCTTGGCTCCCTTGTGTTTCTCCCAAAACATTCGGGAAGTTGAATACAGGCTCAGACCTTGGATAACGGCCATTTGTTCCACCCCAACCGATAGGAAATTGTCCATAAAACGGCGTACCATTCTTTGAAAATGCGTAGCTTTTTCCAATGTAACTAGGGTTTCGTCTCCCACCATTTATACTGAAACCGCTATTTCCTGCTGCTCCGACTTCTCCTTTTGAGCCAAAAGGGCCCTGATTAAGCCAAAATCCTCCAGGTGGTTTTCCACTTATGTTAACACCATTGCAAGTAATTATCCCCTTTTTTTTTAGTGTTTGAATTGACATCTATATGATAAATAAAGATATAAATAAAATTTGAATAAAATCAAATAAAAATGCATTTTCTTTTGGTACTTTCTATTTCTAAGGCTCTCTTCAAAAACCAATATAATTTGGTTTCCAATATAGAATCAAATAGTAGGCTCGTCTCTAAATCTGAGTGACAAAATACAGTTCTAAATAAACAAAAAAAGGCTACCGAGGCTAAAGAATAATAAAATGTTTCGATGGATGTGGAAGATGGAATACAAGTAATATTCATCAACTCAGGACTGGAAAACCGGTTTTTAATGAATGGTTTTTTGAATAGAATTTTTCTCTCGAAAGAAAGAGGAGAACATAAATTAGGATTGCAACAAATGAAATGCCAATTATCTATTACCACAATGTCTTCAATAGCCAAATTATAAAAACAAAAATCACTCGTTTCAGTTAACATATGTTGTTGTTGATATAGACACCATATAAGTCTGCAAACTGTATTGTATGACAATGAATGTTTTTTTTCCATCCAATTTGATAGCGTAACTATTGTTGAACCTATTGATTGTATTTCCGAAAAAGAAGCATCGAGAGAAGGAGCAACTATAAAATTCAATTTTGCGATAGACTTTAAGAATTTTTCATTCGGTGTTTTTAGACGGATAGAAACCGATGCGTGCTTATTGTCTATAGTGAAGTTGGTCATTAGTAAAATGAGCAATTATTTAAAAAGGGAAAAAAAGACCGCATTTCTGCAGTCTTTTTTTCTCTATACGTTTCTAGATTATATTTCTAATTCTATGTGTTTGTAGAATATATTTCTAAATTGAATAAACCGATGAAACCGAAGAAACCGAAGAAACCGAAGAAACCGAAGAAACCGATGAAACCGATGAAACCGATGAAACCTTAGAAACCGAATATATTATGTATTTTTTATAGATGAACCTATTTTTCTACTCGCGGTGCAATGTCGGGTCGGGCGTTGAAGGCGGAGGGATGTCGGGTGTCGAAGGCGGAGGGATGTCGGGTGTCGAAGGCGGAGGGATGTCGGGTGTCGAAGGCTCTGG